CTAGAGGGCGACGATCCGCGCCCTGAAGGCGCCCGCGACGCCGCCGTCGCCGGCGAAGTCGTCGGCCGTGCCCCCGGCGTCGCGCAGGTCGACCATGTCGGGCAGGAAGCCGCAGCCCACGTCGGCCACGGCGTACTCGATGCCGAGCCAGCCGGTGGCCGCGGGATTCTGCGTCTCGTAGTAGCACCGCACGGCCGTGACGGGCGAGCCGTCGCCTGCGCAGCCATGTTCCCGATCGCTCGCATCGTAGCCCCGCACGGCGGGCAGCCACCCGTTTCGCTGCGTGCACGCCTGGTACCAGCCGGGCATGTCGATGGCGAGGTAGAGGATGGGCGAGCCGTCGCCGGCGTAGTCGTCTCCCGATCCCGACGGGTCGTAATGGTTCACCATCTCGGGAAGCCAGCCTTGCGCCTGCGAACAGACGCGGTAGCGCAGGTCGGGAATACTATGGTCTTGCGTTCCGTAGGACGGGGTGTCGTTGCTGCCTTCGCCGATATAGCGTAGGATGCCGTTCCAAGGATAGTCGTAGTACGGCCGAGTATTGGATTCCTGGCCGGTTTGGTCGCCCTCGCGGCCTCCGATGATATCACCGTTCTCATTGATGCTGAACTGCATGAGCACGTCGGGGACGGTCGTCTTGCACATCGCGGTGTGATCGCGTTCGTTGAGGTAGACGTCGCCAGGCTGCGCGGTGTAGCTCATGGGTTCCCAGGAGAAGTTTCCCGTACTGCACATGCAGCTACGCATGTTTCCCGTGTAGGTGGCGCCGCCGCAATTAACGCCTGCGGCCTCGTAGGCGCTGATCACGCCTGACGAGCAGTCGCGGTCGCCCCCGGCGAAGCTGTACGCTTCCCCATCGATGACGAGCGTCTCGCGAATGCCGTTGCCCCAGCGGTTCGACCCCTGGCTGTAGCCATGCCCATTGTTGCCGTCGTGCGTGACGAGATGGTTCATGATGCGTACGGCTACTTCGTTCGGGGCGGCCATCAGCTGTTCCTCGCAATCTTCGCGATGCTGGCTCCCGCATCGACCTCGGGGATGCCTGCAATGCTCGTGAGCAGCGACACCACTGCCATCGTGGCCGCCACGCCCAGCATCTGCGCCCAATCGAGGCTTACGATGCTCACCATGTCGGCCCCGATCAGGGTCACCAACGCCTGCGCTGTAGTCTTGGTAGCGCGGATACAGGCTGCGCGAGCCCACTGGGTGAAGGTTGGGGTATCGTTCGTGCTCAAGGATGCTCCTTCGTCGGATTGGAAAGTATCTGGTGCGGAACGGTTTGTGGCACACATGTGAAGTGAGGAAGCAATTTCGGCATTGCGCGCACGGGATCGCAGTGCGGGTTCGAGGTCTTCGAGCACGGAGTCGCGGGGCGCATCGCCTGGGATGATCCCGCCGAAATCGACGAGCTTGCTCGATTCCAGGTGCGTTACCCAGTGGCCTCGCTCGGGCACATCGACCACGATGGCGACATCTTTGCCGCCGTTGGGGTGCTCGGTCACCACTTCTTCATTCGATTTCTCTTCCGCATCTACCACGTAGCGATGGAATGCGCGTCGCCAATCGCTGTTGATTTGACCTTTCGACAGATCAGGATCGGTGAGTAGATTGTCGTTTTCGTCGAGTGTGATCATGGTTAATCCTTTGTTCGCTACGCGGTGCGTCGCCACGCATAGAGGGTCTGGTAGGCTGGCATATTGTTCCAAGATTTTTTTTCAAGTGTTTTCTTCGATCCGATTGCTGGAGATCCGATGTCCGTCCATGCGGAGTCGTTTGTTGCGATGCAGGGCTGAGGAACGCTCTCCCCGTTCGTGTATTTGAGTCCTGAGTTGTATATGTAAGATGAGCTAAAAACTAGATTCATGGCGTGCGTATGGTTGAAGTCGATAACAACACTGTTTGAGCCGCCGGTTGCGGTTCCGGCGTTGAAGTAGGGGAAACGGCCGGTGATCGCAGTCCAGGTTCCACCGAAAAGCGAGGCAGGGCTGGTGGAGACATAGCTGATGTACACGGCTCCTACCGGATAGGCGAGCAGAGCGATGGCCGCGGCTGTGGTGACGCCGGTGCCGCCTCGAGCCACGGGCAGCGTGCCGCTCGTGATATCGCTTGCGGCATGACGATGTGTTTTGGGCGCGAAGTCGTCGGAGGAGCGATCGCCGCCTACGACTGCAACCGCGAGCCATTCCGTTTCGGTTACCAGTAACGCGACTCGATCGCCTGCTTCGGGATGGCAGCAACGAACGGCGGGGATGGTGTCAGTTTGACCGTCGGGGCGAACCGTGATGGCTATCCCGGCATCGAGGGATGCCACCACCCCATATCGTATTTTGGGGGAGCGTTGGTGCGTACTGTCGGTCATCAATTGGGCAATTTCGAAGGTGTCCATGTGCGGTTCTCCTTTCTATCGGCTGGTGATAACGGCGAACAGGGCTGTGACGAGGGCCGCCGCACACGAGGTGACGATGGCCCAGTACAGCCGCTGCAATTGCGACAGGATTGCGTCCATGCGAGCAATGAGTTGCGTTTTCTCGAAGTCGCGCTCCTCGAGGTCGCCGACGCGTTTGTCCAGCCGCTCGAAGTGCTCAACATGAGCAATATGCTTATCGCAGCAGGTCATTCAAAAATCCTTTCGGTTCCTCGGCTACCTCCTTGTGCAGCGTTGGAATTGGGTGGTGCATTCCATGCCGGGGCGTAACGACATCGTTTGGCGCGTGGCCGCGAGATCGTTGCGTCGGATTCCGGCTTGGTCGTAGACGAAGTCGCACACCTCGCCCATGTTCATGGGGAGGAACGCATGCGTGATCTCGAACGATTCAGCTACTGAGGTTTTGGCGGCAAGCAGCGCCTCGGCTTTGAGCATCAGGGCGCTTTCGCTTTCGATGTCGCTCATGCTCTCCTTATAGACGATGCGGCGTTGGCGTGTGACGGTTGAGAACGCGCTTGACGGATCGTCATTGACGGCCGTGGCGGTGAGCGGTTGTTCCTTACTCGCGTTGCTGCAGGTCACGGTCACCACGTTCGGCACTGAAAACGTATCGCACTCGCGCACGACACCGCTGCGATACACGCACGAGTCATCGTCGCGCATCGAGAAGGATGGCGCTCGGTCGGCCGGGTTGACGTAGGGCCTCAGCAGCACGTTGCCGAAACCGTCGCAGGTGGCGGATTCGAACCCTGCGAAGCTCATCAACCAATTCAGCACGTCGAGCTTGCTTGCGCTCTCGTCGTCGAAGACCGCAGGGGACGATAGCTTTGCGCTTGCGGGCGTGGCGATCACGTTCAGCCCCGCCTCCTCGACGATGGTTCGTGCGGCCAGCAGTGCATCCTTGCCAGCGGGGAGGGCGAACGGAGCTTCGAACGCATCCTCGGCGAGCAGTTGGAGCACGCCGTACAGGTCGGCCGTACCCTCCTCGATGGCGCCCCGATAGGTGCTCGAGGGCGTGGACACGAGGTATGTGCCGTGCGCGATGCTTACGCGTTCGCCCGTTTGGGGATCGAGGCTGTCGGAATACACGCGCAAGAGGTCGCGTCCGATTCGAGGCTCGTCGATGTATGTGAGCGAGCCGGATACCTTGATGGCGGTCAGGTCGTTTCGCTCGAGGGTGCCACCGGTGATTCCGGTGAGCTCCTCGACTTCCTCCCAACCCTGTTCGTCCCGATGGACGCGCACGTAGCGAAACGAATCGATGCGGCCGCTAGAGGACCAGTCCATGCGCCCTCACCTTCCTTCCGCTCAGCTCGACACCGTTGACCAGCGGGTTTGCCGAAGATGTGGAAAGCTTGCACGTGAGATGCGCGGGCTCGACGTCGCCATGGGGGTAGCGAACGATCTTGATGCCGCGGTCTTTGGCGAGTCGTTCGAAAGCGGCGGCCATCGACGGTGCGTCCGACCATCCTTCCGGTGCCGTGTCCGTTCGCCACCAGACGCTGCCGGAGATTTCGGTGGACGTTTGCAGGGCTGAGCCGTAGAACACGAGCGGGTCTTCGCTGCCCTCGGTGTCGATGATCTCGCTGTCAGGCTGCCGATCGGTGTTCCATTCCACGTCCATGGCCATCTTGGCCACGTCGGCATAGCCGGATGCGGCGTCGAAATTGACGAACACGAATCCGCGCGAAGGAACCGTGACAACCACTTCTTTTTCAGACGTAAGCCCGTTGTCGGTATACGCGGTGGCGATATAGGAAAGCGGCTGGTCGAGCGGCGGGTAGCAATCGACCGCGCCGGTACCCGACACCACTTTGTCCACGATGGGCACGAGCCTCCCGTCGGCGTTGCGTCGGAATATGCCGAGCGATGCCGTGTCGGGCAGGTTATCGCCATCGCGGTCGCCGGAGAAGCACGTGGCCGACACGCGTCCGTTGATGGAGTCCTGCTCAATGATGATCTCGGGAACGGCCGGTTCGAGGTAGTTGGTCGTGAACGTTCTCGTTGCGGAAGACGCGAGCGATGACGTGGATACGACCGCCACCGTGATGGTGAACGTCGAATTGTTCTTGGGAAGCATGTCCTTCGTTCCGATGTCGAGCGATGCGGTTGCTCCCGCGATGGTTCTCGTGAACAGCACGGAGCCATCGGCAGACTTCACCGTAACGGTGGCTTGCTGCTGTGTTCCCGACGGATCGTTGTACGTCCAGGCCACGCGGACGGGCACGTCGGTGAGAGCTTGGCCGTCAACGGCGGGGGAGGAGACGGAAACGCTTGGCATCTGGCAGACCCGAAACGCGCGCGTGCTCGACCATGCGCCGAAATCGGCATGGGCGCCCTTGGTGCGAACGCGCCAGGTCACCGTGGCGTTAATGCTCCACCCATTCGCGAGGTCGGCGGCGGTTTTGGAGTCTGAAACGACCGAGGTGGTCCAGGTTGCTCCGCCGTCGGTTGACGTTGCGATTTCGGCCTTCGATTGCGGGCTTCCGTCGATGGGATTGTGCGTCCACGCGAAGTGCACCGATTGTTGCGTTTTTGGCACCACGACGCCCGAGGCTGGCTCATTGAGCGTCGGCGCGGCGGGAGCAATGATGGTGATCACCTTGTTCGATGCTGCCGACCACGCGCTGGCGAGCGAACCGCGCGTGTTGCGCACGCGATAGTAGAAGGTGCCGCCGCCCGGCGTGTCGTCGAACGACGTCACGTTGGCGGACGTGATGGTGCGGATGGTTGCCCACGTTGCGGCGTCGGACGAACGCTGTACTTCGGCCGCCGTCGCGGTGAGCGCGGGGTTGTCCATGGTCACCGTGACGACGGTTTCCGTCTTGCGCGCCGCCACGACGTTGGACGGTTCGGTTGGGGTGTTGTACGTGGTGCTCGAGGCGGCGTAGCCACTGTATCCTGCAGCGTTGTTCGCGCGTACGCGATAGGCGTACGCGTGGTTGGAGCTCGTGCCGGTGTCGGCGTACGAAGTCGCGGAGCCCGAGACGCTGGCGATTTCCGCCCACGAACCGCCGTCCATGCTGCGCTCCACTTTGATAGTTGCGTACAGGCCCGACACGGACGTACCCAGCTTCCACGACACGGTGTTCTTGGTGTCGCTCACGCGCGTATTGGTGCACGCGGAGCAGGCGGGCGGCGTGGTGTAGGTGAATCCCGACGTGGCATAGGCGCTCGTGCCGGATGCGTTGCTTGAGCGTACGCGGTAACGGTATACGTGGCCAGCGGTTGTGGTGCTATCGGCGTGCGAAGCGGAGCCTCCGCCGATGCTGGCGATTTGGGCCCACGAGCCGTTGTCGATTTGCCGCTCGACGAGGATGGACGTGTAGGGATGCGTCGTGTCGGGGTGGTTCGTCCAACTGAGGTTCATGCGCGTGTCGCTTGCGCGCGAGGCCGAAAGCCCGGTGACGGGATTGGGCGCGTAAACAGGCAACGCAGGGATGGTGACGTTGACGAATACTTCAGCATCGCCAGCCCATGCGCCATAACCGTTGACAGTCTCGCCCCATGCTTTACCCCAGCAGGCTACGGAGTAAGCTGAGGTTGTTCGGTTGAAAGGGCCGTAGGTGTGCTGCCCTTGGGCAATGGTGTCGCCTGCGTTGAGCACGCCGCGTCCCGCTTCATTCCAGTCGGCGCCGCGATTGCCCGCCGCTCCGTGACCGTCTTGCGTGACGACGCCGTACTGGTAGGCAGCCTCCCATGAACCAGCAGAACCCGATGTCGCCATGGCCTTGACGGTGATATATGCTTGCGTATCGTTCGAAGAGCTGATCCAGGCGTCGACGCCTACCTTCATCGCACGGCTGTCGCCGTAGGGTTTGCTCCATCCTGACCAGGTTGTCATTACATCGCCCCCATTCGTATTTGTCGGCGGACGCCGTTCCAGAGCGTGCTTGCCGCCTTGGTGGCAACGAGATCTCCGGAGAGGTCCACCTTCTCAATCGTGTAGTAGTTGTTCGTCACGGCTGCGTTTGCGCCACCCGCTGGGGACAGCGCCGTCTGCAGGCTGAACCCGCCCATGAGGTTGCCAACGCCGCTGCGCGTCAGCTCCGACAGGTCGAGGCCGACGGGCACCTCGATGGCGGGGATGTTGGTTTTCGCGGCATCTACCACGTCGTCGGCAAGGGCTTTCATTGTGGCCACGGCCTCGTTGGCCTTCGACGCGATGCCGTTCGCGAAGCCTTCGGACACGTATCCGCCGATGGATTTGAACACCTTCGAAGGCGAAGCAATCCCCAGCAACGATTTCGCCCACCCGATAGCATCGTTTACCACGCCGCCGATGGCGTTGAGCACGCTTTGGGCGGCGTTCCCGACGCCTTCGGCAATGCCTTTCACGAGGTTCTCGCCGGCTGACACCATATCGCGAGCGAAGTCGCTCACCTTGTCGATGCCGTCGCGGATCAGGTTGCCGAGCGCATCCCTCAAAGCGCCGAGTACGTTCGGGACTGCGTCGGCGATCTTATGGAAAAGGTCTTGAGCTGCCGTGCCCATCGAGCTCAAAAATGTCGACAGATGATCGATGCCGTTCTGGATAAGACTGCCCACTTTCGACAGCAAGGTGTCAAGAATCTTGGGCACTGAATCGGCGATGGCCATGAACAGCGTAACCGCCGCTGCCAGCAGAACGGGAATAAGCACCGGCAGGGCTTCGCACACCGCGTCGATAACCGATGGTATGGCATCGACGAGGGCGGGAATGATAAGCGGCAGCGCCTCGACCAGAGCGGTGAACAGCTGCACGCCACCCTCGATCAGGTTTGGCAAGAACGTGACGAGCATCTCAACGAATCCGCTGATGAAGGCAGGCAGCTTCTCCAGCAACGGCGGGAGCACCTCGATGAGTGCATCGCCCAACGCCAGGAAAAACTGCAAGCCTGCTTCGAGAAGCGCGGGCATGTTCTCGATAAGCGCCGCGCAGATGCCTTCGATAAACGTAGGCAGCTGCTCTATGAGCAATGGCAGCACTTCGGTTAGGGCGCCGACGATGGTGGTGAACAGCTGAATGCCGGAGGCGAGCAACGTGGGGGCGAGTTCGACGAACGCTTCGCCTAGCGAAGTGATCATGTCGGCAAATCCTGCGATGAGCGTTGGAAGCACCTCGGGGAGCACGTCGACGATCTGCGCGAACGCATCGACGAACGCACTGGTGAATGCAGGCATCATGGCCACAACTTCGTCGACGAACTGCGGAAGCGTATCGCTGATCTGCTGTGCAACAAGGGGGAGATTGTCGGTGACGTTCGTCAAATTGGCGATGGTTTCCCTGGCCATGTCTCCTACGCTCTTGCCGCTGTTGAGTGCGGAAAGGCCAAGCGCAAGCAGGCCTCCAGCCAATCCCGCAACGCCGGCAGTCGCGGCAGTGATGCCTTTGGACATCCCGCCGGCAGCCGAGCCAATGCCGCTCAGCGTGGCGGACAGCGCTCCGCCCATCTTCTCGGAGATCCCCGAAAACTTCTTGGTGATCACGCCGACGGCATCAGATGCCGCGGTGCCCATGGCGCTCGTGAAGGTGGAGAAAATCGGGCCGAGCTTTGACGTGATCGGTTCGAACTTCTTTGCGATGGCGTCGCCAATTCCGGAGAACAGGGAAACGACAGCGCTCTTCGCTTTTCCGAACACGCTGACGAATGGTGATGCAATCTTACTAATTGCTTCTCCAACTTGGGTTGCTTTCGATAGCGCAACCTCCTGTATCGACGTAACGACACCCTTGGCTTTGTCGATAACGCCGCTGAACTGTTTGGCAGCCTCTTCTCCCGTTAACCGGAAAGCGAGAATGGCGCCGTCTTTGAATACGGCGAAGGATTCAAGAAGCGTGCTTGCCATATCCTTGGCCTTGCCGGCGATGGCTCCGGCGAGTTGACTCATGGCGTTTTGGACGGTTTCCTGGGCTTCGAGCGCGTGCTTGACCACGTCGCTGACGCTGCTTGTGAGCGCGGTGAGATCTTTCGGTACGCCGGCGATGTCGGCGAGCTTGGCGAATGCGGACTTGAGCAGGTCGAGCTGCTTGGTGGTGGCATCAACCAGAGATTTAACCGCTTCGTCAAAGCGACTGGTGTCGAGCTTCGGCTCGACGGTGACGTCGATCTCAGACATGGGGCTTCCCCCTGTTCCTCATCTTGGCTGTTTGCATGGACTCCTCCTTCGTGGTCGATTGGGCCTGGCGCGCAGGCGCGTTTGTGGACGCCTGCGAGGGTTGTAGGATGCCAGCGGTGTCACCGACTGCCTGCGCAGCTTGCTTGGAACATGCCGGCGGGAAGACCACGATATTCTTGCAGAAGTGCATTGATGCCCATGCGAGCGGGCGCGCTCAAGGCGCGCGTCGTGGACGGATATTGCCGCCTACGGGGCGTGAAGAGGCGGAGTGTTTTCGGAACCGGATGCTTAGGAGGTCGTGCTGATCGCGCGCTGCTCCTCTCCGCGACGGACTACGCCGCTGTCGTAATCTACGCTGCACTCGGTGAGAAATCCGCTTTTGTTCAATGTGGCGAGATCCTCGATGACTTCAGAAGATGGGACGTCTTTGCGTGCGGCTATTTCCGAGATGTCGGTTGCGTTCCGCCCTATAAGCCCGTCGTATTCGCGCGCCAGACGATATCGGCGCTGCTGAAATCTCCCCCACATAAAAAATGCCACTCCCAGGAGAAGGCATAGGGCGCAGCTCGACAGTCTGTCTCGGGGGTCGATGGTGCTGACAACTATCCCAAAACCTGCCAACACCGCAACGATTGCGTTGATGGCGCTCCAAAACAGCAAGGCGAGGCCAAGCCCCTTGCGAATTGCCCCAGGGTTGAGACGGTAGAGCGATTCGCGACTAACGATCATTGACGAGCCCTTTCAGGGCAGCTCCGCAAAACTCGCACGTTTCGAGGTCGGCTGTTCGGTAGTTCAGTTCGCCACACTGCGGGCACTGCACGACGAGGTCGCGTATATCGGGGTCAACGGGCTTGAATCTTTTCGGAGCCTGCGTTTGACCGTATGCGCTGTCCGCTACGGTCGTGTCGGTTGGAGCTTGATCCCCGAGACTCTTCAGCATGTGCGCTTCCGTTTCCTGCGAGCGCACGAACACGGCATGCTTGCGATCTATATACGCTCCCGGGTACAGTCCGATACCGATCAGCTCGCGCAGGTCGCGATCTGTTTCCTCCCACGATCTTCCCACCAATGCCATGAGGTCGATCAGGGGGTACTCGATTTCGTCAATGGCGTACACGTACGACTTGAAGAGGTCTTTCCGTGCTGCGGTTTTGCGCCACCGATAGAGAAGATAGACACCCGGCAGAACAAAAGCCATCAAGGCAACCATGCCTGAGTCGAGCCCGTAGTCTGTCTCGCCCCATCCCAAAGCGCCGAAGACGAAAGAGCCGAACGCCGATGCCCCGATGACAAGGAACATGGCCCCGGCAACTGCAAAAGCCACTCCGTTGCTCGAAGATTGAAGTTTCTTTTCCGCATACGTTGAAATCATCGGCATCCCTTACTCGAAAGCACTTTTGAACATAATACCTACTAATACGGAGTCGTACGCGGGGAAACTCGATTGAAGGGGGCTTCGATGCTACACGCCCAAAGCCCAGCGGTAGCGGAGGTGGGTGAGCTGGAGGGCTTCTTCCTCGGTGCGGGCGGGCAGCATGAGGGCGGTTTTGCGCTTCATGAGATTGTCGACGGCTTCGCGTCCCATCTTCTTCTCGTCGGGCACGGCGCCGCGGATGCTGATGGCCTGCATGGTTTGGGACGATTCGCCCAGGTTGCGAAACAACGACCAGAAACGCCACCAATGCAGGTTGAGCGTGCGATCGGCAAGGTCGATGCCGTATTCGCGCTCGAAGTCGGCCAGCACGCGCCCGGCATCCCAATCCCAGTCGAATACGCGCGCGCCCGCGGCGCCCCGGCCGCCCGATGGGGCGGGTGGCCGGGGCTCGGACAGGTTGAAGAACCCGAGAGCGGCCTCGATGGCTGCTTCGGGATGGGCGGTGACCTCGTGGGGAAGCTGAAGCTTCCCCGTCTGCGTGGAGAGGGTGCCGAAGTATAGGAACAGCATGGCGCGCGCTTTGTCTTCGTCGGTCACCGTAGGATCGTCGGACAGGCGCATGACTTGGATGCCCGTGCGATGCGAGGGGTTCAAGGGGACGCAGGCCCCGTCGACCAGTACGGAAGACGGTGCCTGCTCCAGGAGAATGTTGGGATTCATGGCCTTACGCGTCTGCGTCGGCGTTCTGCCAGTCGAGGTCGGGCAGGTACGTGCTGAGCGTCTTCTTGAACGAGGTGTCGACGCGACTCTTCGCAATTTCGGAATACAGGAAGGCGAAGAGTTCCAAGCCGTCGATGAAGTCGAAGGCTCGGTGCGCGAACACGTCCTCGAACTGCTCCTTGCCCAGCAGGGCAATCAGGTAGTTGTGCACGTCGGCGGCCAGGGCGTTGATGCGGCCCTCGCTCATGGTGGCGTAGTCGGTGTGCTGCAGCTTGTCGCTCCAGCGTTCCACCTTGTCCAGCATCGAAGCGTCGCCCATGTTGATGGTGTACTGCTTGTCGCAGATGGTCACCTCGACGGTGTGGCTGGAAAATTCGAATCCCATGTCTTCTCCTTTATCGTGTGATCGGGCGGATGGTTACACCTGGGCAGGGGCGTTGCCGGCGGTGAACGTCTTGGTCGTGGGGTTCCACGTGCCCTCGGTCCAGCCGTCATCGGCCATGGTCAGCGTGCCGCCCGTCACCACGGGCTGGCCACCGTTGGCGTTGCTCGGGTCGGCAGGGTTGAACATGAAGGCGGCCATGTCGGCGGTATGCGCAGCAGCCGTGCCGAGCCACGTGTACACGCGGCACACCTCGCAGGCGAGGTCCGACTCGTTGCGATGCTCCATGACCCACGCTTCGAGGGCGCCGCCCTTGACCGTGTCCTTGGTCCAGTTGATGGAGCAGGCGCGACCCTGCACGAACGTGGGGGAGACCTTGCGATCGAGCCATGCGGGCTCGTAGGTCTTGGGGTCGGCGCTCGGCTCCCACGTCAACAGCTCGGTGGCCTTCGTCCACACCGGTTCGGCATCCTTGCCGGTGTTGATGTAGTACTCAAGTTCGTTGCCCCAAACAGGTACGGTGTTCTCGCTCATGTGGTGTTCCTCTCATAGGTTTGTTCGGTACTTCAGGGTGAGTTCTGTTCGCCAGTCGGCATAGCCCTCGGTCGATTCGATGCGACTGGGCAGGGTGTCCGACGAGACTCCCCAGGATGCGCGGCCGGCTCCCAGATCGATGGCGGCGCGCTCGACTTCCGATGCGAGTCGTTCGAGCAGGGAGCGCGCGTCGAGTCGCCCCTGGTCGTCTTCCGTCTGCTGCCGCAGCTGCAAGGAGAATCGATACGCCGCGATGCGGCTGCCGTCGAGATAGCGCTTCTCGATGGGATCTCCTCCCAGCGTTTGCATGGTGACGCAAGGCAGGGACGGTGCTTCCGTCGGTGCGTGCTCGTATTCGCAACCCTTGATCTCGGAAAAGCCTGCAACCAGCGTCTCGAGCGTCGCGAACACGCGGGCGGCTACGTCTTCATGCTCCACACGGGGGTTCGTCATTGCTTTCACCTCCCTTCTTAGCTTGCTTGTTGTGGCTTTCCAGATGCGAGTCGCGTGTTTTCTTCAATTCGTCGCTCGCAACGGGTACAGGATGTCGAAGGTGTCACCGGGAAACAGGGGAAGAGCTCATCATTTTTCCGACGGTTTCTTGCGCGGATTGGTGCCGGTTTTCTCGCGCATGCGGCGCAGCCTCGTTTTGGCGGCGTCGTAGCGCAGCTTGAGGACGCGGCATTCCCACGTTTCCATGGCCTCGAGGTACGCCGCTTCCTCCTCGCAACGTTCTGCGGGGGAGGCGGGCGAAAGATAGCGCATGGAAGGATGCGGCGGCAGACGGCGCGTTGCCCGCTCCGCCTCGGTTTTCTCGTAGATGGCGCGCTGGCGCGGCGGCATGCTTGCGAGGGCGTCGGCGCAGGCTTCCTCGCGTCGGGTCAGTTGCTCGCGCATGGTGCATACGCGGCACCATCCGGTGCGTTTGTCGATGCTCGTCCTCCATGTGGCGCATTTGTCGCACCAAACGAGGCGAACCGTCCGCACGTCGAGTGAGAGGTGGGATTCGCGCGCGATGCGCTCGATGGAGTCGTTGTCGCGGTCGAGCGCTCGGCCCAGCTCTTTGGGGGTGAGCTTGCCGGCGGCGTTCTTCAGGAAGATGCGCTCGGCTTCGCCCCAAGGTTGGGATGCGGTGCTGTTCCTGTTCGCAGAGAGACGGGCGGTGTTGTCCAC